AAAAGTTTAATCCTAAGGTTAAAAGTTTCGTTCATGCCTTCAGCAACAGACCAGAGATTGACTTTTTTATCATCAATTTTAGGTAGGTTACTGATTAAGTTAAAACCCGCTTCGATGGTTTGAGGGGCGTTGGTTTTTCCAACTTCCGCGCCCAATCTAGCAATGCCAAGCCCGCGAACTTTTCTCATATGTGCTTCGCTTGACCAGAAATTTCCTTTTGGCATCATGTTGAAAACCGCTTCATTTGTGCGGGTCAATTTCTTACCATTTCTAGTACCTGAACTTTGAATAAGCAATCCAGTCTCTGACAATCCACCACCACCCGCTACTGGTCTGAGGTCATGAGTCGCAAAATCAACCGCGAATTCACTAACATCTATTTGTAGTTTTTCGCTAGTTTTATTTAATGCTCCAATTTGCTTGATAAGTTCTTTGTTAGTTTTTAAAGCATCTGCTTTTGAATCCGCTAGGGATACTTCCAAAACCTTATCAAGTTCGATTTTTGCGTCATGTTCGTTTCTTGCTCGTACTACCTTTGTTGTCTTTGTTTTCTTAGCCATTTTTGGTGACCTCCGTTTTAGAAAACCTCTTGAAGTATCAGAGGGCTACACGCTGTAACCTTGATATATGAATGATATCATCTTTTCGACCTGTGTCTATAGGGAGCATCAATAAAAATACCAAAAGAACTAAGAAATATTAAAAAAAATATCCCGATAAAAACAGAAGCCCGTAAAAATTCCGTCGAGTCGACGGAAACCATAGACTACCCAAGTTAACATCGGAAAAAATTAGATTATCCTGCCACCCCCTGTACCTTCAAAAAACAAATGCTTCCAGGGGCATCCTGGGGCATCTCATGGCATCCTAGGATTCTAAGGTTTTCAATGGTCGCATGAGGATATCCAAGGGGGCATGGGGGTAACTGGGGGCTGATTGCCTTTATTATACCTTCTCAGATTTTTGTGCCTAAACTATCGCTCATTTTAAGACACCCTCTCAGAAGCCCTAGGATTCCCTCTCAGCCATTTCTTTTACAGACACCAATACCCCCCTAGGAATCGCATGGACGCCACCTACGGTATCCTCGTCGCCACTACCGCCAATAGACAGCGTAGAGGCAACTAGGATGTAACTTTCGTTCTCCTCTAGTATCCACCCATGAGTTTCCACAAGAGATGGTCGGTATTCTTTGGCTTCGGCTAGAGTCAGCCATCCACCGTCGTCACCGACAATATCAAGCCACCTTACAACTACCCTCTTCATGTTCGATTCTTCTTAAGAATAGTAAAACCTTCTTGTTCTCCACGTTGTAGCCAAGAAAAGTATCTTTTCCAGTCAGCCCGTGGTGCAGGCGATGGTCTATCAGCCGCTCCGCGGGCAATCTTTAAATCTCTACGGGAGAAAAAGCCACCGTCTCCAATAGAGGGGTCTGTACCGGTTGATGATGAACCATCGGGTCCAAAGACAGCCCTTCCTGTATCATCACCTAAACCACCACCGAGGGGTCCACCACTAGCAGACGCCCGTGCTAGGGGTTTTCTCTTTTTATAGTGTGTAGTAATATATGGGTTTCGTACGGGATGATGCACGTCACCGGGGTTTGTTAATGTTTGTCTATCAGGCATTACTTTGTTCCTTTTTTTCTATTATTGTATCTGGATTGAATTACTAAGTTACTTCGGGAGTTACTTCCTCCCCTACTTTGAGCCTTCCTGTGTCCGGCTTCCCTAGGGTCACCCGTCTTAAGCCCTAGTTTACGACGGGCTTTATTATTGTTGTTGCGGTTATCTTTGGCTTTTCTGGTAAATTTGTGCATATAAGAAGCAGTTCGGTTCTTTTTAGCAACCCGATACTCCCTCTTCCAGTCTCTTTTCTTTTTTGTCATTATATGCTCCAAATATTGAACGGGTAAGTAGGGAGTAAGTAACTATAGTTAACTTAAGACCCCTAAACATTATTTCACTTAGATTCCAGAAGCCCCCCTTACCCCCCATAGATTGAGAGTAAGGAAGACCAGAATCAAGTGTTTCACTTGAGTTCCATCAGCCCCAGATAAAGTTACTTTATCCAAATAGTCACCCTATTAATTTTTAGGCTTAAAACCAAGTTGAACCACGGGGCTTTCGCCCAATAGTATGGTCCATGAAATTCTCTAATTGTGTCTGTAATTTTCTATCTTTTCTATCCTGTATTTGTTTGTCTACATCCTGAGCCATCTGTTCAGCCCAATATCCCACAGCCATACTGAGGACATCTAAACGGTCATCGTGAGCCAACGCACCCCTTTCACGGGTTACACGGCTAATCTGATACATTAATTGGTATCTAAGGGACTTCTCTGAAGGAAGGTGTCTAGTGCTATCGAAGTCCTTTTCAACAACCCTGCGGTCAATTATTAACCTGTGGCTGTTCATTACGGGTTCTAGAGTGTCACAGATACGACGTTCTTTCTGAACACTGTGTCGTACTTCTTCCACAGGACACCTGTGTGCTTTCATCAGCACGGGTTTCAGTAACTGAGTAAACATCCCGTCACCGAAGTTAGATTCAATGAGAATAGTGTTGACCTCTTGCTCTTTGGCTACCATAGCCAGGCTCTTTAGAGTCTTCTCAGAATATCCTCCGGGTAAACCCCCGGCATCTGTGACAAATAGGAATCCATTGAGCATCTTCACAACAGCATATGCGGTTTCGTCGGCACCACGACCAGAGGGGTCAATAGCCAACACAGAACCAGTATATTCAGCCCACCCACCAGTACCTAGCGTCATAGGTCCGTAGTAGCGGTCTCCGGGCATTCCTACATTAGGTAGGTCCTGTATGATATTCTCTGGACAAGCCGCCCACACGGGCTTCTCCGGTCCCTCACGGGGATTCAGTGACATGACCACTAAGTCAGCAAGTTTCAGGGGGTACCTATCAGCATCTGACAGACTTGGGTCAAGCATGAACTGAAGGGAGAACCCTGTGCGTCCATAGGAAGCCGCACGTTCCATGAGGTCTGTGTCGTCGAATCTTCCGGGGTCTGTGGGTTGTCCGATGAGTTCCTCATTCTCTTTGAGTTCTTTGGCTATCTTAGGGGCTATGAAATCCCCATATCCCCGTAGTTGTTTAACATTAGGATACCTAGCACACCAAATACGGGTTTTAAAGCCACGTTCAGGTAAAACAGCATAGATACTAGACTCAGTCTGGGGGGTTCCTAGGAATACTATCTCTCCACCAGGCTTTAGTACAGCATCAAATTCTTTAATAACCTCACTGAGTTTGTCTCGCATAGTCTGAGTAGCAGAGTTATTAAGGGATTCGACGTCATCTGCGACAATCAAGTCCGCACGGGAACCAGTTATCTGACTGGTTATTCCCTTGGATACCACGGATGGAGCATGGGAAGCCGGTGCCGGTCCCACATCAAAGGCAATTTTAGAATTCCTCTGAGAATCTGAAGGAATAAGATGTTTTAGTATATCCATCTCGTTAATCAAACGTAATGTGAATGTACTAAAGTCATCAGACCTCTGTTTTGATGCAGAGACCACCAATATGTTCTTAGAGGGGTCTAATAACAACTGGTGACACACATAGGCAGAGGTAATCCATGATTTACCAACGCCCCTGAATGCCTGAACTACCCGTCTCTTGGGTCCACTCTGTATATACTCCGCTATGTCATATTGTATAGGGGTAGGTTGAGGGAGATTTAGGTGTTCCCAACAGATAAACAGGAAGTTTCTAAAGTCTTTTAAGCGTTCATCGAACAATTAAGCAACTCCGGCATCAAGGTCGAATGGTAAGTTTTCAGTCAACCGATGTAGTGGTTCACTCTGCTCCGTAGAAGCATCTATACCATTATCTTTAAGAAATTGACGGGCAACATTCAAATCTGAAGATGTCGCCTCGCCACTGATAATTTTTTCAGTTAATACTGTAGCAATTAGATTATGTAATTCTGATAGTTTTTCATTTTTAGTCATGATAGTTTATTTCCAATCATATTAATAACGACAGATACTATAGCACCCACGGCTGCGGCTGCCCCAATAACCCAAGATTTAGACTGTTCTAAATTCCGGATTCTCTGGTCATGTCTATCTAGTTCTTCGTCATGTATCATTTGTCTGCTTATAATAGAGTCTACTTTACCCTCAAGTCTTCCTAGAGCCAGTAGTATTTCTTTATCATTCTCCTGCATTATACGCCACTCCAATCCACTATTGTGGCTGTTTTAGTTGAGGTATCAACACCACCAGACAGTGAACCATTGGTAGCCGCATTACCCACGACATTAGCAACGGTAATAGCGTTACCTGCGGTTCCTGCTATATCTGAGGATAGAGTAATTTGAGTAGAGCCACTAAGGGTAGCAGTAACTTGAGGAACTCCGGTATTTACTCCAGAGTTAGCACTAGCAAATGCGTGGTTGTATGTACCCCCAGACCCAAAGAATCCATTGATAGCATCAACTAGGGTTTCTGCAACCGTTCCTGCACTGGGTCCTGAACTACAACCCATAGCAATAGTAGTAGATGTAGTAGAAGCAGAACCGGTGGCGTCAACACCCTCAGTCAATATGGTGTATTCTGCTCCACCTATCACAGTAATTTTAAATGAATCATTAATAGTAAATCCATTCATATCAGCAGCATTTGTATATGTTGCTGCAACAAGACCTGCAGATATTTTTATCATCACATCGCCATCATCGCCGCTTCCAGTACCATCACTAATCCACAGTACCGATGAACCCTCTGCGGGATTATCAGGGTCTGCACTTAATGAATCCACTCTAAGTGGGGACATTTCAGGGATAAGAGCCTCTGGAATTTCCCCAGAAGCGTTTAGTTGAATCAATTTACCGTCGTCACCTGTAGTAGATGATGTAATCGTTTTTGATGCTGCTCCTGCTGCAAACATATTTGTCGCTACTTTTGTTAGTGCCATTTATAAATTCCTTTAATTATCATTATTAATATCCCCAAACCTCAACCGCAATACGAGACGCGCCAAACATCGGATAGCCATTTGTG